GCGAGCCTGATCAGGAACAAGCTGTCAGAGCCTGTTACGGTCAAGGGAGCCATTCCTGGCATTCAGATTGCTGTTGGTGCGTGGTTCGGGTTTGAGGCCAAGTGGAGCCATCACGCCATGTACGGCAAGCAGCTCGACATCAGTCGGGCTCCCGTGCTGAAGGATGGCTGGGATCCAGAGACCGCAGCTCGAATGCTGGTAGCCAATGGGGTGGGTGCTGGCGTGATGTTGTCCATCCGGCAGCATTTCAAGGATGACCAGTTGCTGGCGGCCCTCGAAGATGCTGAGAAGCTCACCGAGGTGCCAGGGCTGGCGAAGTTCTCGGCGATGCACGTTGCTTCCCGTTGGGAGTCTGTGCGGGCGTATTTCAAGGGGCTGGAGTTCATTTCCGAGCTGGGGTTGCCTTCGGGGTTGGTGAGCAACATCTGGAAGCACTTTGGTGACCAGGCTGAGCAGGTCCTTTCGAAGGACCCTTGGCGACTGGTTGAGGTGGATGGCATCGAGTTCAGGCACGCTGACGAGGCTGCTCGGAAGCTCGGTCTGGTGAACCCCACAGCCCAGGCCCGTGCAGCGGTGCTCTACGCTTGCAAGATCGGTCGTGGCTTCGGCCATATGTTCTTGCAGACGGGGTCGGTGTTCCATTCGGTCAACGTGATGGTTCCCAACATCGACAAGAAGGTGGTCGCACAGGCGCTGGCTGGGTTACACAAGGATGGTCTCCTGGTCATCGACAAGAAGACTCGTCCTGGGGTCACGGCGGTCTATGAGCCTTGGTCGTACACAATGGAGAAGGAGTCCGCAGATCTGCTGGTTCAGCGTGAGACCGCAGCACGGCTGGCTCCCGGCGAGGAGCGCACCGACAAGTACCTCAAGGCCCTTGGGTGTGTTGGTCCGAGGACCGAAGCTGAGGCCAAGTCTGGCAGGAAGAAGGGTCGGCTTGAACGAGTCGTGGAAGTCGCCATCGACGAATGGGGAAGCCAGGCTCACCTGATTTTGTCGGATCCTCAGAAAGAGGGGATCTTCAACGCATTGACGGCTCCGGTGTCAGTCCTGGCAGGTCTACCAGGCACGGGCAAGACCACCAGCCTTCGCGCTGCCGTTCGCATTCTGCAAGATGCTGAGGTTCCGTTCTTGCTCTGTGCCCCGACGGGTATTGCGGCCAAGAACCTTTCAGCCCGCACCGGAGCTGTGGCGAGCACCATTCACCGGGCGTTCTCGGCGAAAGGGATCACTGATGATGACCATCGGAACCGCACCTATGCGGGTGTACAGGGTGGATCCAAGAAAGCGGTGATTGGCGGGGTGAACGGTGAGGGTTGGGGATACAGTCAGGACAATCCCCACCCGGCAGACGTGATCATCATCGACGAGGCCTCGATGGTGGATCAGCATCTTCTATTCCGATTGCTCGACTGCACAAAGCCCGATGCTCGGTTGGTGTTCGTGGGTGACTATGCCCAGCTCCCCAGTGTGGGTCCCGGCAACGTGTTGCGGGATCTCATTCACTCGGGGATGTTCCCAGCCATCAAGCTGACTCAGATCTTCCGGCAGGATGACACGAGCGGGATCGTGTTCGCCGCTCATTCGATGGTGAACGGTGAGGTGCCCGAGACGAGCAAGGACTTCCGCCTGATTCAGTTGAAATCTGAGGAAGAGGTCCTCGACGCGATCCTGCAGATCGCGGAGAAGTTCTTTGAGGGTCGGTTGAACTTCCAGATTCTCTCCCCAAAGCATCGGGGCACGGTTGGTGTGACCAACCTAAATCAGCGTTTGCGGGATCTCATCAATCCGGCCGCACCGGGGTTGGATGAGATGAAGTTCGGCAAGGAGACCGTCCGCACGGGTGACCGCATCATGGTCATCAAGAACGACTACAACTACGGGATCTACAACGGTGACGTTGGCAAGGTGAACAAGGTGGACCGGGCGAAGAAGGAACTGGAGATCAAGGTCTTCGGTGAACCTCCTCTGCTGATCACCCTGCCTTTCAAGGACGTCCCCAAGCTGTTGGTGCTCGCCTACGCTTGTACGGTCCACAAGGCTCAGGGGTTGGAGTACGACCGCATCGTGATGCCGTTGGTGACGGGCTTCTATCACCAGCTCCAGAGAAACCTGATTTACACGGCCATCACTCGGGCGAAGAAGCAGGTCGTGCTGGTTGGCCAGCACGACGCTTTGGTCAAGTCCGTGCACAACTCCAAAGAGGATGACCGATCTACGATGTTGCTGGATCGGTTGAAGGGGGGCTAGTTCCGGGGGCCACCGAGTAGAGGAGATGCGCCGCAAGGACACAACCGCCACTGGAGGCTGGACAAATGGACATCAGCGATCTGACTGAAGAGCAAAGGGCTGAGATCACACTGGTCAAGGACGGCCTCCGTATCAGTAAGGTGGTCGCGACCCGAGCTGTCAAGACGAAGAACGGTGATTTCTTCGTGGGCTTCTCGGGTGCCTGGGACACGACACAAGAGGATGCCGGCGGGATGGGGGCGGACCTCATCGACGCCATGGCTCCTGGGGAACAGCATGACGCCATCGTGCAACGAGACATGACCCTGAAGCAGGCGAAGATCGCGGGGTTCATCCTCGGGATGCAGGTGGACATCCAGGCCCTCGGGCACACTCTCGGTGGTGGGGCCATCAGTGAGCGGGACCATCAGGTGGCCACCCAGGCGATCAAGCGCAACTACGGTAAGTTGATCGCTGGAGCGGTCGCTGGGAAGGCATCCAAGACCGTGGACAATGGTGACGAATGAGTACCGTGCAGCCTCTGGACCCGCAGTACGCGGACGACATCTTTGCCGAGCTGGCCACGTTGGAGGTCCAGCTCGATGATGACCCCTTGGTCTATGGGCCGAAGAGACTGAACGGCAAAATCTCTCTGGCCCGCAAGATGACGACACGGTGCGAGCGTCTGTACTTGGCTGTCTCGCAGCAGCTCGCTCAGTACAACCGGGCTTTTCGCCAAGCGGAGTTGATGCTGGATCTGGAGAAGAAGAACTTGCTCGCGAACGACCCTGAGGTACGTTCGGGTCGAGCTGTCTCCGAGCGGGAAGCCTTGGCTTTTGGGAAACTCCAAGAGGAAGTGAAGGCGTTTCACAATGCCAAACACGCAGTCGCAGACCTGGACGCTGTCCTTTCCGTGATCAAGGCCAAGCGGTCTGATTTGCGGGATGTGCAGGGTCGTCTTCGGGATCAGATCCGGTTGTGCGGGGAGGAGATGACGCTTGGTGCTCGTTGGGGCAGCAAGTCACCTCGGGGCACCGAGCTGGAACCAGGTCAGGGTTTCGCCGATGGTTCTGACGTGGAAGATGTGGATGACCTCCTCCAGAGTGTCCGGGCCATCTCGGATGCTGAGACCCATCTTCCGGCTGAGATTGATGACACGGATACGGAGGATGAGGAAGTTGCTGCCCTGGCAACTTCCATGGAGGATTTCGAGGAAAAGGATGTTGCTCCGGTCGTCGAGGAACATGAGGAAGAGGATGTCGAGGAACCCCTTCCGGTGGTTCCTGAGAAGGTCGCCATCATCCCAGCGGCAGACCTGGTTGAGGAGTTCGGGTTCGAGCCACACTGCGAGGTGTGCGGTGAGCCCCAGATGAGAACCACAAGCGGGATGACTTGTCGGAATGGTCACGGTGGGGTGGGTTCCGTGGCACCTCCCGAGACCCAGTTGGTTTCGGAACCCGGCGAGGTAGAACCGTCGGCGGCAGAGGTACTGCCCGCCACATCACAGAAGTCCGAGGTGGATCAGTTCCTCTCGGAGTTTGTCGTCGCGGCTGAGAAGCCTGTAAAGCCTCTGTCACGCCGCGAGGTTGAGGAAGCAGATGGGGACCTGGACATCGACTCCATTCTCTCGAACTTTTCGGTGTAATGGGGGGGGTCCGGTCTCTTGGGTAGAGAGTAGAACAACCATAATGCGGGTCACCGTCCAAGCACTTAGGACAACGGAAAACCCGGCTCGCTTAGGAGAAGTCACATGAGTGGTGGATTTCAGCAGTTCGGCTTCGGCAACAACGATGGTGGTGTCGGGAGCAAGAACAAGCGGCTCAAGATGAGCAAGGGCGAGATCGCTCGGATCTCGTTCCTCTGGTGGCCGGGTCTGGCCGAGGGCAAGCCCGATCTCAAGGCATCAACCCCGGGGTTCACGGGTGCCCCCCGTCACTACATGAAGGGCGTGGGCTACTTCATCAACCAGGGGCCGGAGTACACCGCCCTCGCGGGTGAGGCGGCCAAGACCCGCATCAACACCCTGATCGTGAAGTGGCCGATGCTGTCCAGCGGCAAGCTGGACATGGAGGGCATTCAGAACGGCACCTTCGAGGTGATGTACTGGGTGTTCGACCCCGAGAAGTACGAGGAGATCAAGCCGATCCACTCCGAGTGGCACCTGGGCACCCACGATCTCAAGATCAAGTGCACGGACGAGGGCTTCCAGAAGATGAGCTTCTCGCCCTGCCAGGAGTCCATCCTGCACAAGCTGATGGAGAAGGGGCCGGAAAGCCCCCTGGTCAAGCAGATCATCACGGCGGGTCAGCAGATGCTTCCGGGCATCAACGATGAGGTCGGCCGGGTGATGACCCTCGACCAGATCCGCGAGAAGCTCCTCGCCTCCGGGAACGCCGCCGGCGGGAGCATCGGGACCGGGACCGGTGGTGGGCCGATCCGTGACGCGGTGGCCACCGAGGAGATCGACGACGCTCTCGATGACCTTCTCGACGCAGACTGATCTGGTCGGGTTGGACTGAGGAACGCCCGCCGGTTGTGCTCCCCCGCGACCGGCGGGCGTTCTTTTTCTGTCAGACGAGGGCCATCAGTATGCGTGTACTTGGGCTTGACCCGTCCCTGACCAACTTCGGTTGGGCGGTCTATGACACTGAGGCCGATGGAGCCGCGATCTGCCCTGAACGGGGCAGGTTCCAGACCTCATCGAAGCAGTTGTTCGTGGACCGCTACATCGAGATGAGGGCCAACGTGAAGGCTCTCGTGAAGAAGCTCGGGGTCACGAGAATTGGTCAGGAGTATCCGATCTTCAATGACCTCTGGTCAGAGGGGATGTACGGGCTGTTCTTGTATACCTGCGAGGCCCTGCGGGAGTGCAAGGTGGACCTGGTGTTCTTCTCACCTCCGCAGATCAAGGCACATGCCCGTGAGTTCCTAGCCCGACCCAAGATCGGGGGGAACCTCTGGACCATGAACAAGCCTGACATGGTCGAGGCGGCTCGCGATGCTTCGGGCGGGAAAGGTGTCTGGAATCACAACGAGGCGGATGCCTTCTGGGTCGCTCGCTCTGCGGCTCGGTTCTGGCAACTCCTGGATGGGGTAGTCGAGGAGGCAGACCTGACCCCCATTGAGAGAAAGCACTTCAAGAGCATCCACACCCCTTTGCGTGGCAAACACGCAGGCAAGACCAAGAAGACCGGCATCCTCTATCGTGAGGATGAGAGGTTCTTTCGCTGGTCGGAGGACGAACAAGATGGCTGATGACAATGCCCCTACCGTGAAGAAGAGTGCGGTGAAGTCCAAGGTGGGAACCCAGAAGAAGTCGGCACGACCGACGAACTCGATGCTTGCCAGTGTGCGAAGCGTCGTGAAGAAGGTCCTGAAGGACGATGACCCCACGGTGACGGTGGATTCCAACCAGCTCTCCGAGAGCCGGCCCCACATCACCAGCGGTTCCGTCGTGCTCGACTACCTCATCGGTGGCTCCCTCAACAAGCAGGGTGTCCCGCCCTGCCCGGGGTGGCCGAAGGGGATGATCTCCAACATCTACGGTCACGAGTCCTCGGGCAAGACCACGGTGGCGTTGGAAGCGGCGGCGGCGGTCTGTGCGAACGGTGGCTTGGTCTGTTTCATCGACTGGGAGCACGCTATCTCCCTTGACTACGCCGCGAACCTCGGCTGTCCTGTGGATGACCCCGATCAGTTCTATCTCGTCCAGCCTAACACTCTGGAGGCGGGGCTCTCGGTGCTGTTCGCCTGTGCTCGGGCTGGCGTGGACCTCATCATCCTCGACTCCGTGGGTGCCGGGGTGCCCAAGTCCATCCGTGACCAGAGCCTGGAGGAGAAGGGCGACATGGGTCGTGTGGGCCTTGTGGCGGCGAAATGGAGCAACGTGCTCCCCCAGCTCGCAAGCGAGATCAGCAGCACGGGGTCCCACGTCATGGGGATCAGCCAGCTCCGCAAGAAGATCAACACAACCGGCTACGGAGGGCCTGACTCCACCCACCAGGGTGGCGAGGCGTGGAAGTTCTACAGCAACGTCCGCATGAGCTTCCGACGGGTGAAATCCCTGAAGACCAAGGACTACGATGCCCTGACCCACAAGCAGGTCGAGCGGGCTACCAGTGCGGTCATCAAGGCCAAAATCGAGAAGTCCAAGGTCAGCAACTCCCAGCAGCGGGAGGCCGAGTACCACATCACGTTCGGTGAGGGCATCGACAACGTGCGGGACCTCATCGCCGT